GTAAAAGTCCACTGAAAGTCACCCGAAGAACCGTACCAGCTATATTGCCAATCAGACCTAACAATTTACCAAGTCCGACAGTCATTAATGTACCAATACCTGTCATCAAGGCAAGTGTGCCTAGAAATTTGACTTTAAATTTGTTTAGGGCATCAACATTACCTTCTGATTTTAATCTTAAGAAAGTTAAGGTTGAATTAACTAACCACCCTCCTGCAAGAACAAGAAGAAAATTACCAAGTCTACCCAATATACCCTGTGCTCTAACTGCAACTCTACGTACTGGTGTTAACAATGCGTTTTGAATTTTTCTTTCTAACTGACTCTCTTTTCCCTCTCTTAGTGATTGCTCTGCTAATTGTGCTTCTCTTCTTTGTTTAGCTGCTTCTCTTTGTCTATCTAATTGATCACTTATTGCTAAATTATCTTTTATTACATTTAATGAATTATTCAATCCTCCAACTTGTGCGGATACATTTGAAAGTTGACCTGATATTGAAGTTAAAGTTAAGGAGTTTTGATTAAGTAAACTTGTGACTTGAGGATCTGGTGGGGGAGGTGCAACAGCACGACCAGTAAAGACACTAGAAGAAACACTTCTTCTAATACCTCTAATGCCTCCTGCTATTGGGGATGCTAATGCTTGTTCCTCATCCATTACGTTCTTGTTGTGCTTTTAAATTTTCTTCCTCAACGTGTTGTTGTAAGAGTGATACATAAATCTCCCTTTCCCAAGGCATCATATTTTCTAACTCTGTCAAGCTATATTTATGGTGTTGCATCAAAGCAAAATTTAACTTGTAGTATGACACAAGATCTTCATGTGCCATACTTATGCGAAAAAATTCTGCAGCCCCTCTATAGTAATCTCACTTTCTACTTGTGTATTTGGATTAGTCACCTTCACAGTATGAGATAATTTAGGCATTGTTTCAAAAAACTTTTCAACTAATTTGAATTGACTGGAATTAAGTGATTCTACAAAATCATTTAATTCTTTTTTCGTACAATCCTCGGATGCCCAAGACTCTTCCTCAGAATAAACTTGGTCAATACAGGATGCTATTAAATCAAATGTATCATCTACATTCATTTGTTCGACTGCACCAAAATTATTTTTAATAAACTCATCCAATGAGGGATACCTCATTCTAAGAGTATAGGTGTCATCTAGTGGGATATCACGATTATGATCTTTCTCTTTTTGTACCTTTATACTATCAATATTAATTGACATCGGCACTTGGGTTTTTTTATCATCAGGACAAGTCACCATAACTTCGATATCTTCACCTACTGATTTTCCACGAATGTTCAAAAACAAGAACTCAATATCAAATGTAGAAAGTTTTTCGACTTTGGTACCTCTTGTCAAAATACATTTTTTCAAAACATCTTTAACCGCTTGAGCAATTTGTTTTGAATCTTGCGATTCCATTGCTAAAATTAAAATCTTTTCCTCCTTTACTAAGAAAGGTCTGAATTTAATTTTTCGGTCAGAGGATGGTAAAGTCAACTCATATGTTGGAGTTGATATGGTTGGTAAAGGCATAATATTCTAAGCACTTCAGTGTGATTATTTATAGGGTTTTTTGAAACTTATTATCTGAATGTATTTGCTAAATTTGCATCAATACGAGTACCTATTGTACCTGTGTTAGTTCTACTAAAGTCTGACGCAACTGTATATGCTGTATCTTCATTTAATAATGGTAATCCACTTTGTACTTCATTTAGGAAACCTTGAGTATTTCTTGTGATTCCATCATTAGTAGCTCCCCTCCTTGTCTTGTTCATATCTAAACCTAATGCTCGTGATAATGATGATGATTCACCACATACGTATCTATCAAAACTAAAGGAACAAGTTGCTTTTAATATTTGTGAATTTTGGTATGATACTCTTGTTGAATTAAGTGATAACGGAAACATTCCTATGAATCTATATTCTATAAATTGTTTATGATTTCCCTCAAATTTTACAATTCTCGTATCATTTGATTTATATTCTTCAGGATACCTCATTCTAAAATGGTATGCATCCCTTGTTGGATCTGCAGATGAACCACCAGCAATAAATTCAATCCAATGCTCTAAAAATTTTAATGATTTATAGTCATTATCAACATAAAATTCTAAATTTATTTGTGTGAAATTTCGAGTATGAGCAAACCTCTCAATCACACCTTGAAAATCTCCAGCAGTATTTAATGATGCAAGTGCACTACCTGGTAAAACAGCATCACTAGTCAATAATCCTACATTATCTGATATGAAACGGTCATTAATACCTTTCTGTCTCATAAAAGTTCTAAGAGAACTAGGAGGTAAAGCAAATTTTACTAAAAATTTAGATGTCTGAGCTACATTCTGCAACTTAGGCAATATATCTGATATCTTTCTTGGTCTTGGTGCTGGCACTCTAAATACTTACTATATCATACCTATTTAGATGGCTTATAAGGGAAAATACTATCCTTCTTTTCCTCGAAAGTATAAAGGTGATCCTACTAACATTATTTACAGATCACTTTGGGAAAGAAAATTCATGGTATATTGTGACAAAAATAATAAAATACTTGAATGGGGAAGTGAAGAAATCGCTTTACCATATCGTTCTCCGCATGATAATCGTATTCATAGATATTTTCCTGATTTCTATATCAAAGTTCAAGAGAATACAGGTAAAATAAAAAGATACCTGATTGAAGTTAAACCACTTAAACAAACTACTAAACCTAAAAAACCAAAAAGGCAAACCAAAGGATATATCCGTGAAGCATTTGAGTATGCAAGAAATCAAGCAAAATGGAAAGCAGCAAGAGAATATTGTGCTGACCGTTTATGGGAATTTAAAGTAATCACTGAGAAAGAATTAGACATATGAGTAGATTAGACCCTATAATGAAAAGATTAATCGGTAATGAAAGTGCCGATGATTTAGCAACAGACATCCTCGAAGTGTTGACTGAGGGAAGTAATGTTCCAGAAGCAGGTAATTTTTATGTATTTGTATATCAAGCAAAAACACCAGGCATTGCTTATGATTCACACCCACTTGTTGCAGTAACTGAGGTTTTTCAATGGGGATTTAAGGGATTAAATTATCATTGGGGTGAAATGAGACAATATACCTTTCCAGAGGTGGTTGGTGGACTGTATAAAGTAGATGAAATGGAATTAAGAGATTTAAGAACTCTTCCATTTGTTAAAATCCGACTAAATACATAAAAATAGGTATATAAATGTCGAACGGGACTTGGTTAGAAGATCCAGAAGCAAATTCGCAACTCCAAAGCACCTTCAAAATTTTGGGGGGGTTGGATATTGGTGATGATGAAAGTGAAAGAAGAAAAATAGCTCATAAGATAGTTGGTAATTCAAAGTTTGCAAAATCTTCAAAAAGAAGTAGAGGAGGTGCTAAAGATAAGTATCTATCATATCCAATTGCAAGAACAAGTGATGAAAAAACAGGTGATACAATAAGAATAAAGTGTGTAGAATATATCCCACCAGAAACTGGTGGTTTTGGTGTTGATATTGTAGGTGTATATAAAACAGATCAAAAAGGAAATGTATCAAGGATTGATGATAATAATAAAATAAAAAATGCTGATGGTAAAGAAGTTTCTGAAAGGGAGTATTATGGATTGTCAGAACCTGGTTTAAAAACAAACTTTACAGATGCAAATTCAAGAATAAATCAAAATTTAAAAACAAAATATTATATTGAATTACCAATACCTCAAGAAGTAAATGATTCAAACTCAGTTACTTGGGGTGAAGATCGTATGAATGCGATTGAAATTGCAACCTTATCACTTGCTCAACAAGCGATGAATATGGGTGGTGATGAAAATCAACAAGCACAGCAAGCTAGACAAAGCATATCTGCATTAACCAATAATATAACAATGGGAAATTTGACAGATGATACCCAATCTGCGTTACGTGCTGCTTTATCTGGTTTTGCAATCAATCAATTTGGTTCTAATGTTTCAGCAAAAAGTGTGATATCAAGATCAACAGGTCAGATTCTAAATAACAATCTTGAATTATTATTCTCAGGTGTGAATCTAAGATCATTTCCTTTTTCGTTTACATTCTCACCTCGTGGTCCAAAAGAAGCAGATACTGTAAAAGCTATCATACGTTCTCTTAAAATGTCAATGGCAGCGAAAGCAGGTGAATTTAATGGTAGTGCACAAGGGATATTCTTAAAGTCACCTGACTTATTCCAACTTGATTATTTAAAAGATGGCACAAATCATCCATTTTTAAATCGTTTTAAATTAACAGCACTTACAGGAATGTCGGTAAATTATACAAATGCAGGGACTTATGCATCATATAATGATGGTACACCAGTAAATATAAGAATGAATTTAACATTTAAAGAGATTAACCCAATTTATCATGAGGATTACTTGCCAGGTAATGGTTCAGGAAATGGAGTTGGTTACTAATGTCATATTTTAACGAATTTCCTAATTTACTATATCAATCTCCATTAGATCATAAAACTTCTTCTGGTGATTATATAATGATTAAAAATATATTCAGAAGAACAAGAATTAGAGAACATCTTAAAGAAAATGTGATGATGTTTAATAAATTCGTAATAGGTGACGGAGATAGACCTGACACAATTGCAAGTGCATTATATGATGATTCACGATTTGATTATATCGTTGTTCTAAGTGCTGGTATTACAAACATAACAAATGAGTGGCCAATACAAGACTATCAAGTTTATGATTATGCACTAAGTAAATATGGTTCTGAAACAGAAATGAATAAAATTCATCATTATGAAACTTTTGAAATCAGGGATGAACAGGCAAGACAAATCTTACCACCAAACTTAATCGTAGATAAAGATTTTAAAATTGATGGGACTGCTCATAAGTTTCCAAGCACAAGCAGATATACACTTCGTTCTGATCAAGGATATAGACAATTAGATGATAAAGATGAATTTTCTGTTTTAACAGACGGTATTGCAGCAGCGGTCACAAATTTAGAACATGAGGTCATGTTAAATGAGAAAAAAAGAGAGATAGATGTATTGAAACCAGAATACTTAAATCTATTCGTAAATGATTTAAGAAGAATCTTACAATATGACATAAGTTCTGGTTACATATCAATTGACTTATCGACTACCGAAAATACCGAAACTGTTAATCCATAAAAACTTTTATATATAATATGCTTGATCTAACTCCATCACAACAGTGATTGCTTAGACACACAGACAGTCAGAGAGATAGTGCAAGCATTGTAAATTTAAAAGGAGAAACTATGGGTTACAATGCCTATGAGTTGCGATTGCAACTTTTTGAAAAAGCAAAGGAATTTGTTTGGGAAAAATATAATCGAGATGTCCTAGAATGGGATAGAATTAGTTCTAACAGATCAGAAATAAAAGAAAAATATTATGAAGATAAGTGGAGGTATGATTCTCTGAAGGAGCAAGATAAACTTGGTTCATTAGAATATCCTGTTTATCCAACTATGCCTGAGTTACCTGAGTATCCACAATATCCTACCAAAAAGGAACTTTTGGATATGGCACTTTTCATGAGAGCATTTGTGGATAAGCAAGGTGATGACACAACTGATTTGTATCAATTTATAAATGAAGAACTGGATACAAACCCAATACAAAGAGGTTTGAGAAGATATCAAAAAGATATTGTTGAAGGAAACCCTGACTTACAATTTTCGAGTGCAAAGGCAAAAAATGCAAAAATGAAACCTCTGATACAATCTCGTCTTGATAATATTAGATATAAAGATGCTATTAAAGACATGGAAAAAACAGCGAAAAAATTAGAAAGTGAGGAAGGTCATGAAATCTAATTTAATTGCACCATTTCCTTTTCCAGAGGATGAATTTAATATTGATAAAATGTTTTATGGTACCACAAAAAAAAGAGAGTTGTGTGAACAACTCTCTAGAAAAGGTATTAGTGTGAGAAAAATTTTTAAATTAAAAAAATATTTAAAGTAATTATTCTTCTGCAAGTTTAGCGAAGTACGATAGTGCATCGTCATCCTCTTCTGCGACTGCAGGAGTTGGTTTTGAAACAGCAGCAGTTACTAACTCTTCTGCTTCTCCACGATCAGTATCTTCTTCTTCAAACTGTGGTGCAGCGGACTTCTTGTTTCCAAGTACA